ATACACGCCTTTATCGAGGTCATTCCCAAGCACAACTGCTAACCGCTGGGAGAAACGGCACGCACGGGAATCTCCCTGACCAGAACCTTTTTCGTTCTGGGGGCAGTCGATACACCGCTTGGACTGCGGGTTCTTAGCCTTGGCATCAGGCGTCTCACCATCGGCAGACCAGCAATCGGGTGACGTGATCTCGCTACCCTCTGCATACTGCTTGGCGTAGAACGTCCGAGATACCTTGGGTGAAGCGGCAACGATAACCACATTCATTGCACGATCTTCGTTCTGGGCAACCTCTTTGCCGTTGACTACCATGCGCCATACACCACCTTTGATGGAGATGCGCTTACTCTCTCCACCACCGCCTCCACCCATAAGGGCTTTGGTTGTATCGTCAAGGTCCAACTCCTTGAGGTAAGAAGGAAGACCGCCATCGAGCATTGCTAGTTCGTTACTCATACACTCTCCTAACGCTTAGTGATAACAATAGTTTGGGTTACGTCCGCATTTAGCCCCGGAGGACGCACATCGGGGTTTTCTTCAAGAAACTGATCCATGTTGCTTGTGTTGATGCGTTGAAACAACAACGACATTGCATCGTTCTCCTTGATGAATTTGTAAAAGGAATCCCAGTCGGTAGGCCAGTACCGCTTAGTCGTTCGACGGGATATGGTTCCGTGAGTCGTGCGTATTGTGGACGCACCTTGCTCTTTGCAGATCTCAAGAATTTGTTGAGCCACCAACTCCAACTGCTCTTCTAACTCTTTGTCTTTCTTAGCAAGATCCCTACGGGCCTCACGAATCTTGACGTATATCTTTGCAAGCCTGTCGGCATTGATTTCGTTTTCCATTGCACTCTTCCTCTTGTCGGAGATTAAATACTAAAACCAAGATTTTACTTTGTCAAGTCTCTTCCACCACATTTTTATAAAGGTCGATGAGCCGCGTGTGGACATCAACCTTTTCTGAGAGCATCTTATAGACGCGCTTCTCGACTGGGCTACCTTGTAGGTGAACCACAGTACACGGGTTGCGTTGCCCTGCTCTATGCACACGAGCATTGGCTTGCAGATACGTTTCAATCGAAGTGATTGGCCCCCACCACACAACTACGTTAGCAGCGTGCAGGGTCACTCCGTGAGCCGCCGCTTGTGGTTGGATGACAAGCACCCTAGGGTTTTCCTCAGTCTGGAACCTTGAGAACACATCGGTCCGTTTGGTCGCTGAGATGCCGCCATGAATGATCTCGTTGGGTATCTTATTGGCGTTAAGTTCCTCAGCAATTATTTCTATAGCATGCTTGAACGGTGCGAACACAATGACCTTGTGGCTGGCTTCCTCGATGACCTCAAGCAATGCGTTCATGCGACTCTTGGCATCAAAGGACACGATCTCCCCACTGTCTGAGTAGACTGCACCGCATGACAACTGAAGAAGTTTATTTAGATTTGCGGCGGCGTTGACCGTTGTGATTTCTTCTCCTGCGGCCACGGTCATCATGTCTTTGCGTATGGCTTCGTAGAACTTAAGCTGTTGCTTGGACAGCGGCACATCGCGTGTCACGTAGGTCATGTCTGGCAAGTCCAGGCACTCTTCTTTGGTGAAGCGTATGGCTGGCTGTAGTACCTGATGCACTACGCGCTCAGACGATGGCTTGGGTATCCATTTGAACTGCGTGAGCCTGTGCAGAACCATGTCTCTGAACGCACCGAAGAACTTCGGCACACCAGTCGGATTAATTATTTTTGCTAGACCGTAGGCATCTGTGGGGGACTGTGATGCTGGGGTGCCTGTCAACATCCATACCCATGTGTCGGGCTTGATGATGCTCACGAGCGTTTTCCATCTTTGGGTCTGCACGTTCTTGTAGGCGTTGGCTTCGTCAACCACGATTAGGTCAAACTTCTGCTTGATGATCTCGTCCTTGATGATCTCAAGCCCGTCGTAGTTGATGATCACAAAGTCTGTGTCCGACTGGATAGCCTTCACACGTTTTTCTTTTGAGTAGCTATGCGCAATCGAGCACGTGCGGTGCATGGCGAACTTGAATAGATCGTTTTCCCATGCCGACTGCATGATGGACAAAGGGCAAATTACTAACACCCTGTTAATAACTCCCTCGTTGAGTAGATAGTCTGCCGCCCAGATAACTGAGGATGTTTTGCCCGTGCCTTGCTCGTTGAAGCAGAACGCCCTACGGTGCAGGGTGAGGAACGATGCGGTTTCCTTCTGGTGGTCGAACGGTTTGTATATCCCAGGCCAGTCGTATTTAGACTTGATCGGGGATGGTACGTTTTTGATGCGTAGGTTCTTGAGCACCTGCGCTTCTTCCAATCCCCACTTGACCAGCACCTCGCCTGAATCCAAAATCTTGGAACGAGGAATGATAGTTGTTATGCGGTTTGGGTCTCTTACTTTTAGCAACAACGCTTTGTTATCTATGATTTGCACTCTTCTCTCCAGACGCCGATAGGCCGAAAGTGGTCTTTCCACTTTCAGCCCGAACTACACATCTACAACCGAACTACGAACTACTTTTTTGCTTCGCGCTTGCTCTTCTCAGAAACGAGGTTTCCCTTGCTGTCCCTGCGAAACGATCTATTTGTGGATTTGGATTCTACCCGAACTCCATCTCCGTTTGTACCGCCTTTGTCCATTGCCTTGCGATGCGCTACATCCATGCCATCACCCTTTTTGACCTTGCCATCCCGCATAAGTTTCGCACGAGCAGAATTTCTTGCAGCCCGATTTTTCTTCTGCTCGTCCGAGGCATGGTACGTCTCATACTCTCGTTTGTAATTACGATCTGCTTTGTTTTTGTACGGCATTGCGTGTGTCCCTTAGCCTAGAGCCTAAATTGTAGTTAGCCTTTAGCGCATCTTGAATCAGGTGCATACCCCACTCGGCGGCACATTCAGGATGAAGTTCTATATTAAACCCGTAGTGCCCAAATTTTTCAACAAATTTTTCTGGGTTAGCCACTGCCGCTAGTTTTGCTATGGGGCTTAACTCATCCTCTACTTGCTCTGGCTTAAATTTAATTCCATCCCATTGCACGAAAGGTTCGTGTTGCGTAATCGTTTTAAGGTTGCAGTTTGGGTAAGAACAGAACCCATAAAACTTCATGGGAGAGTCTTCAGCATTTTTGTAGTGGCTCATCAGTATTGTCCTTTGCCGTTGTGCACGCAGTCTTTCACAGGGCACCAGCCGTTGCAAGTAAAGTTTGGTCGAGGGTTCCATACGTTTAACTCGACTGCCTTCTCAAGCCGCGATGTGTCCTCCATCCACTTGGTCCAAAGCACCCTAGAGGACTCAGGCTCAAACTCTGTCTTGACAAAGTCGTTAGCCACCACGAACAGCAGACCCGCTTTGATGCGCCGCAACTTTGGGAAGTGCTTGAACATAGCCAAAGAAAGAATCTCAAGCTGTTTCATGTCGGCATACTTTGAAGACTTGCTGGTCTTGTAGTCCACAACGTAAGCCTTATCGTCTTGTATCACGATCAGGTCAGCGATACCCCGCCACCAGACATCCTTCGCTCCAAACTTGCACGGTGTCAGGTTGCGGGTCAACCCCATCCGGTACTCACAAAGTTTTTCCCCACGCATAGCCTTCAGCTTTTTGATCGGCTCAAGGATCTCTGCATGCTCGGCGGGAATGGGGGTGCCATCTTTGATGTAATCCTCAGCCGCTTTGTGCACCGCTAGACCGTAAAACAAATGCTCCTGTTGTGGCTCAACTATGTCTTTCTTTACCTTCAGCCGATAGTATTTGTGAGGACATTGCTTAAACAAATCTAGCGATGAATACGACCAAGTAACATTAGGCACGTCGTTGCTCCTTCTCATGCAGGATAGCGTTGTAAGCTAACTTCAGTTCGGATATGGCTTGCAGCGCACTCTCCAATGCCCTGTCGTAATCCTTGTCGATCATGGCACTGTGCATATCTCCTGCGGCTTTTTTGGATTGCATGTAGGGATACGAAAAATCAATGAACTTAACAGGCTCCATAGTTATCTCCAATACCAGATTCACAATTTAGGGGAAGGGTAGCCGCCCATTCAGGACGCCACCGCATACATTCTTCTACGTAGTTCTGTGCTTCTTTAGCTTGATCTGCTGGGGCGATGCACGCGACAGCGTCATGCACGGTCAATACTACCTTATATTTTTTGGCAATCTTGGTCATCTGCTCGGCAATCACGCACCGTGCTACGGCCTGGCATAAGTTCTCAACAACCTTACCACCGTAGATCTTGACGAAACCTTTGCGCGTTTTGTATTCATACTGATCTTTGCCTTCGGCGTCCGTGATTTTCTGTAGTCCTTCGTAGCGTTGCCATAGCCCAGATGGAAGGAGGAAACCTTTTTCAGTCGGATCAAACGTAACCGCGTCAACAGCGCCGAACTCGACAGCGCGATTAAAAATGATCGCCTCAACACATAGCTGAGCCTGCCTCCAAAGCATTGGTATCGCGGGGTAGGTTTGACGGTACACGCTGATGATTCGTTTGCACTCATCGAGCGAAACGTCGACGCCAAAAACCTTAAGTTGCGTTTGGAACTTTGCCGCTCCCATGCCATATCCTGCGCCGAGAATGGTCGTCTTTCCCACAAATCGTTCTTCCTTGGTAACTTCAGATACGTCCTTGCCGTAGATAGCAGACGCCATGATCTTGTATACGTCCTCGCCATTCTGAAATGCCTCCACTAAGTCAGTCTGTCCAGCCATCCATGCAACGGTCCGTGCCTCAATCTGAGAGGAGTCCGAGTCCACCAGCACATACCCTGGCGGCGGCTTTATGGCCGACTTTAATTTCCCAGCGTTCTGTCCACGGCTCGGTAGGTTCTGTAGGTTGATCTTGTCATCGCCACCCCAGCGCCCCGTGTGTGCGGCGTAATACTTAATAGGCACAGGTAGCTTGCCACGCTTAGATATGTCTATAAATCTTTGCGTGCGTGTCTCTTCCAACGTAGTCTTGTTGCCCAATCTTGCCGCGACCAATGCTTGCACCTTCGGGTTGGGATGCTCTTCCAACGCTTTGAACTCTTCATCTGTCTTGGCAAACGCCCATGCTTCCTTGCCCGTCCGTGCGCTTATCTTTGTCGGTGGGTCCACGCCAAGCAACTTCAACAGTTCTGCGAACTTGTCATTGGACATGAGGTCATCTTTGTTAGCTGTAGCGGCCTCAAGCAACTTCTCTTTTCTGCGCTTCACATCCTCAAGATGTTGCTCAAGCAAAGGCGTATCAAGTTCTAACTCCGGTTCAATGAACATACGCAAGGTGGTGTCGATGACCTTCATTTCTTTCTTGGGGAAAGACTGCGCCAATATGTTGAACAACTTATAGGTCAACTCCACATCGTTCCTGCAATACTCACCGTACTGGGCAAGGTCTGCGTCCGTGAAGTCTTTGCGATGTTTGCCCAGCGCATCGACTACTTCCGTACCCTTCTTGCCAATCTTGTACCTCTCCGCAAGAGCCGCAAGGCTACCGCCGACGTCCACCCCGTGAAACGCACGCGCCATACAAAGAGTGTCCAGCCAACCTTTCGGACGTATCCCGAAATGCCACGAGAGTATTGCCCCATCAAAGGCGGTGTTGTGTGCGAGGACGAGTGAGTCTGCCCATTTAAACTGACCCAACCAAAACTTGATCTGCGCTTTTGTACCTGTGCACCATTTGGTATCTGCTTCATCGACCTTCACTCCCACCCCAATGATTTCAAATTCATCATGCCGTATGTATTCTTCAGTGGTCATCTTGGAAAGGCTGAACACCTTGTCATAGTACGTCTCAAAGTCAACGGTAATTATCAAAACAACTCTCCTTGTGTACCTTCAGTTAGCCTGTTTAAGACCATAGCGGTGAACTTCTCTCGGTAGGCTTCCCTTAATCCGTTATCCAAAGCCTGGATCTCTTCAGGAGTAAGAAAGGTAAGCCGCTCTTCTTTTAAAGCCTGATGCACGAACTGCCACTTACCACTGTTTATAAATTCTTCAGGGTGTGACTTCATCCGTGCCAGCAGTATCTGCACGCCTTCGTTCATCTCCTCAATGCACATGCGTCGACGCCCCCACAATGTAGTCTTTGATGATCTTGCCGTTGTTAGGATCTCCCACCAGCATCGGACTTATGAACACACGTTTACCCGACTTGCAATTTCTCCAATGCCCACGTCTCCAATGTTGACGGGGTGAAGCATGCGTGCCTTGCGGTAGCGTGGGTAGCTTGGGTTTGATAGGCTCGATCTTGACAAGCCTGAACTCTATGATTGGTACTCGCTTCTTATTAAGTTTCTTTCTGTTGACTTGTACCTCTCTGGGTGTGGGCTTTGATACGTAGTAGCTTTCCCCAGAGTCGTTAACGGTTGTCTTATAAATGCAGTACAAACAATTTAGGATGACCTCGTCTAGCAATTCTGTTGATGGCACGCAAGCGTCTTTTAAGTGTGTAGCAAGACCAACCTTCAAGGCGTTGTTAATTATTTCTATGCGTAGCTGTAGTGGGAAATAGCCTGTCAGATCTTTAGGGTTCTCAATCGCACGTTCGGTGCCAAGCATGATTAACAAATTAACTGCTTGCTCGTGATCCTGTCGTATGAACACATGCGTAATACCCAATCCTACCGTACGGTCATCCTGTATCTGAGTGAAGGTCATAGCAGGGAAGGGTAGCTTTATTTCTCCAAGATCCTTAAAGGCGTTCACAATGTCTAAATTGCTGATGACCCTCTCCGGCCCAACAATTATTTTTGGGTACTCCAGAATAATTTCTTTTAAGCCATCTGCGATTGAGCCTGGTAGAAGTGCATCGCCAAGGTCAGCCATGTACCTGAAAGACTTCTTCATCCTGTCGGTAAATTCCACACTACGCATAGCCTCGTCAACTGTGGCGAACCTAAACGCTTTGCTCGTCCATGTAATGACTGAGTAGTCCAGACTATCTTTGCGTATCTCAACCCCTCTGCTTTGTAGATTCTTTACCAACCCCTCTCTATCTATGTACGCCATACAAGACTTCCTCCAGTTTGTCAGTCAGCACCAGTCTCTTCGTCCTCATGTTCTCACCGTCCAACTCAACGGTAAGCAAACCTTTTTTAATTAGTTCTTTTATGCGTGTGTGGGTTGTGTTGCGTGAAGTCAACGGGAACTCTGCTATGACCCGCATGACAAACGCTTCATCGCCCAATTTATTAACTTCGTTAATAAGAACAATGTCGTACCCATCTACGTCGTGTTCTAACTTAAGTCTCTTTAGCACCTCTGCTACTTCGATGAAATTCATCTGCTTCTCCTGATCCTGTACTGGTGATACCTCTCTTCGTAGAACGGCATCTGCTCTATCGTGTCAAGTTCTTTTAGCTTGGCCAGATACCGCTGGGCAGTTCTGTTACTGCACCTCAACCAACGTCGGATGTCACGCACATCGAAGGACCACTTACCTTTGAGCACACGATGCAACCAGACGATGTTGGCATCACTAGGCTTTGCTTTCATACGTATATCTGTAGCGCCTCGATAGCTTCGGTGCGCATCTTACTTGCCGCAGTCTTTGGCACCATCTCTTCCCAAAGAAGCAACGCGTCCAAGGCTTTCTTCATAGCTTCGTCTTTGGGGTCGTGCATCAGACCGTACATCGTAAACGGTGGGTCTTGTTTTACGGGTGTAATTTGAACAGTGTCTTGTGCCAAGTACGAACCTGTAGCTGGTGTGATCTGCATAATTAGTCCTTTATCTTGTAAAGAAGAACGTTGCCTTGGTAAAACTTTTCCACGATCTGCTTCTCAACGAACTTACCTAAAGCACGGGAAACGGATGGTTGGGACACGATGAAATACTTCGCCAACTGTTTTGATGTTACGGGACGCTTGTGCTCGACCAGGTAGTCCCACACCTTCTCTTCAATTGTTCTCACTCTCACACTCCTGTATTAGCTTGTTCAAATACCACTGCGCCTTCTTAAGATCTTGCAACGCATCATCCTTGTAGCCCGTGCGACTGAGATACTTCAAGGCGGTCAGTCGTAGGTGACCCTTGAACTCTTCGGGTGTTGACTTAGCTTTCATGTAATCAATCGTCTCGATGCCACCAACCTTGTAATGCGGCGGGTGATTGACTGCATCTACTTCATACGGCACACCACTCACTTTCATGCTCACTCCTTCACAGGTTGACGGTCGGCCCACATGTTCATGCAGGTTTGCTCTAACTCCAGGCTGGGCGGGTTTGACTTCAGTGCATCCTTCAATCCCATGCGGTACGCCTCTACAACATCTTTCGGCATATGCACTGCGCTAGGATCTGGAGAGGCTGTCAGTCGGTCAAACACAAGCACCACCAACACCGTAACCATTGCGCCAAAGATAGCGCCGCTCCAGTACGTGCCATTCTGTATCTTGTAGTCAAGTCTTGTTTGCATGGTCTTTCTCCTCACTGTTGTAGCCTGACTGAAACCCCGCATCCCACGCCTTGCCCCATGCTATACACCACAGTTCGTATGAACCATCCAGCGGGAACTTGAAGTCCTTCTTGTCTTTCATCATCGCCTTAACATCTTTGCGCTTGATGAACTTCTCCCACGCTTGGTCGCGCTCTTTGTTCAGCATGGGTACATCATCGAATAGTCCTTTGCTCACGTCGTTCTCCTCTCAATCAGGTTAAACGGGTCATGCCATTTATAAGTCACGGGCGCAGCGTCGTAATACAAATACATATTGGATGGCCCACGTTTTTTTGTCATCAACCCTGCCTCGACTTGTCTATCTAAACGACTACGAGCAGCCTTCAGCGAGATCTTTTTCTTCTTGGCGAAGTCTTTGATTGTCATCATGTACCGCGCCCCCTACTGCAAGGCCAGATAGCCTCCAGTTTGTTACGAATAATGCTGTCTGCTGTGTAGTGTCGAGACGCAGGGTTATCTTCTAAATGCTTCTTGATGATGTCCTGCACCTGACCGGAAGTGATGCCACTAGGTGGGCAGACTGTCACAGTCGTAAATGTATCGGTTACTCCCATGACGTAACCCAGCGCCAGCATCTGACGCATGTTGCTCCCGTTCATATCGGCTAAAAGACTATTACCAGACATAAACTCAGCCTGTGTCATTGCTGGTGCAAACAACAAAGTAGCAATAAGTTTTCTCATGCTGTTCTCCTATTTCTGTATCAGCCAGCTAGGCTCTTGACTGGCCCAGTCGTGCTCAGGTTTGCAATGAATAACGTGCAACTTTCTTTTCTGTTCAGCCGCAAACTTATCGGCAACCTCGACCACCAACGGCCAGTGCTCCGAGTAGTCATCCCCAACTAGGAACCCACCAGGTTTAACCTTCGGCCACCACTCAGCCAGGGTGCGCCCATTCTCTTGCCCAGTGTGTGCGTATCCGTCGATATAAATAAAGTCAAAGTATTCGTCTGGAAACAACTTACGGGCCACCGTAAAGTCAGCACGAATCAGATTGAACCTGTTGCGATACTTGTCCAGCCGCTTCAGCGCGGTCAGGTACTCATCATCTGTATGGTTACGCTCTCCGGTATACCGATCCACGCCGTAATGAAAGACCCCTCGGCCATAGTTCAGCACCGCCTCAGAGAACCCGCCTTCAGCTACGCCCAACTCAATGCTCACACCAAACATGGGAATCAAAAGCGGGATGTCGTAACGCCGTTCGATCTTCTTAAGAATGTATTCCAGGTTCATAGTATTGCTCTCTCTTCATTTGTTTTAGGTTGTGGTTTGTACCGTCTTACCTGCTTTGCGTCGACTGCGATGTTTTTAGGAAACGGATTGTTCTCCTGTGGCACCCTGATCACTACCAACTCACCGATGCTCACGACTACCCCGATCTCACCCGTATCTTTCAACTGCACCCAATCGTCTACTTTCATTTGTCACCCTCAGCCATGTCTAAGAAGTTTATGAACGTGCCTTCTTGGATTTTGTTAACAGCAGTTAATAAATCGTTTAGCTTGTCGATGCCGCGCTCGTCAACAAGAACTGCAAGACCTCCAGAGGATGATAGTTCCCGCAAATTCTTCAACTGCAATGCGGTGGCTTTCCCTCCGTTGGCCTTGCACTCTATGCCGATGCACTTTCCCTTCAAGCAAGCGACGATGTCCGGCACGCCAGACGAGCCATAGCCGTGTGTGGCTGGCATGAAGTAGTAAGCCCCATGCGTCGCCAACACACGCTTGACCTTGTCCTTGACTTTGCTTTCAGGCGTAGTCATTTGCCACCCAGGACAGACACCAACTTGTCCTCCAGGTATTTGATGACTGCCTTGGCATCGTAGAACTTAATAAGGTTCTCTTTGTGCTCTTCCTTGAGGTACTCGTAGTCCTTCTGTAGCGAGTCCAACTGACTCATCAACCTACGCACCATCACATCACGCACGTTGGAACTTGTTTCTGGTTTTGCTGATGTCGGTTCAGAAACTTCCACCACAGGCATCGTGGTCATGGGCAACTCATAAACAATAGAGTACCTACCGGCCCTGCGCTTTAACTTCTTTGCCCGAACCATGTAGTACAGCGAGTGGTAGACCTTCTTCACGTCCACCCCCATCTTCTTTGCTATCTCGCTTGACTTGAGGTTTGGGGTTTCGTTTAGAACTTTTACGATTTGCTGAGATACGCTTTGCACTTTCTTTCTCCTTGAGAAAATTAATTAGTTCACTTCTTTCTTCTTCATTTAAATAGACGTGGCACCTGTGGTCATAAAACTTGATCCCAAGCAACCTATCGTCCCTGTACAACTGCTCACGACTCCCTAACATCCGCAACCAGGTAATGCGTTCAAGCACAAAGGCGGGGCAGTCGGACACTTTCAACTTGATGGTCTCAAGTGTCGTGTTGTCCCCGTACGTCATGCTCTCCACATCACCCTCGTCTGTTAGGTAAACAACAATCGAATATGCGTGATCGCTCATGGTGTGAAATTATGGGATTGTCCCAATTCTGTCAAGCGTTATAGGAAATTAATATCAAACTCCCATGTCTATCCAGAACGTCCTATCGTCAATCTTCATACCCACACCAGGCACCAACTTATCCGCATCACTTATCCGCAACATGGCAATCTTCGATGCAACCTCGTACGGCATCGCATCCACGCTCTCGTAGTCCTGCAACAACTCAGAGCCACGCTCCCAATTCACCGACACCGACTCATCTGGGTTAAAGAAGATATGCGCCATCGTTTTCTCAGCCTCACGGTCTTTCACTCCTTGCGATTCTTCGTACCGTTCTATGCCTTCATCCATTGCTTTCTGAAATGTGGCGGTCTGCGCTTTCAACCCCAGGTCTCGCATGCGCTTAAGTTCTTCGTACACCTCGTGCATGCTTAGCCCTATGACTGATGAAGCGTTTTGTCGCACGGTCCACTTCCATGAGTCGAACGCGTGATTCACATGCCTAAACGTACGATCTGCAATTTGTTTAGGAGTAAACGGGCGCACGTAGGTCTGAAGATACTTCAACATCTTCTTCGTATCTTTGGTTTGCTTCTGGTGTTTGCGTTCTTTCGTAAACTTTTGGTTGACGATCAACTTAGACTCAAGCACCAGCATTTGCTTGTGGTCGCTTTTGTCTATGAACAATTCAGCAACAATTCTCTCCCGCCATTTGTCCTCGTCAACAAACCGTGAGTCAACAAACGTCACGGAGTGCTCCGAATTGAGCACGATCAGCGGGAACCTACTGACCTGTATGCGTCTGAACTGCGTGACGAGATCTTTGAGGATCGGGTTGACCTCGTCAGTCATCTTGGATATATCCAGCATTTGCACTCTCCTTAATTTATTAACATCTGTTAATTAAACATGGACAGGATCTCATCGACCTTGGCCTTCGTGTCCTTGCGCAACGCATTGTCATCACGCAAGTCCTTCGGGGTAACACCAACTAACGCACTCTCCAACTTCTTACGGGCAGTCTCAAGTTTTGTGTCATTCGCCACGTTGAGTTTGGTTAGCAGCCCACACAAGTCCACAGCATTGTTAACGAGCGAGTCACGGAAGATCTGCTTCTCTTCACCGGCTAACTTATCGCTCATCTTGCTCAGGCACTCATGCAATCGTTCCCAAGCATCGTTCATTGCTTCGGACAACTTGTTCTCATAAAACTTCTCATACTGCTCCACGAGCTGAGCCTTGTGCTCTTCACTCACGTCGATACGGAAATCACCCACCTCCGGCACGGGCAGAAACACATACCGAAAGCGGAACTTGTCGCGCAACTTGTCTGCATGCGGGTACTCTTCTGCGTTGTACAAGTCACCCAACTTAAACGCCGCCGCACTGACCAGCGTCGGATACTCCAGCAGGAAATCCTCCACGGCATCGTTGAACTGCTTCTCGAAATCACCGAGCCGTTGCTTATAATCAAAGAAGTTCTTCATTGGCAACAGGCGTGAGCCACCATCCGACCACGGCAGAGTCTGCTCGTAATGCCAGACGCGAATGATCGCCGTGAGTTTCTGCACCTCATCAAGTTTGGTTCCTGCGAGAAGTTTCTTGTGATAGTTTCCTGCGTTCCCCTTGGTGTTCTTGGCCGCATCAATCTCTTCGGATACTTTCTTATCCTGCTTGCGCCCCGTCCACACAGAGATGTTGAGGTCGACTAACATTGAACTGTTCTGAATCATTTTGTTTCTCCTTAGTTGACATGCACTGTTTTACCTACGCCACTTACTTGATCGGTCGTTATGCCCCACAGCGTCGGACACGGCCAACCCGATCCCCATCCATCCACATACCCATCCGTCAGCACCACCGCACACTCGGCCTTGATCTTGTGCTCGTTGATATAGTCCACGATGCACTGCGGGCTAGTACCTCCGCCACCTCTTGGCTTCGTACTTGATAACAAGTTCTCCAACTGATCCTGCTCGTACTTCTCGTGCTGGCACACCCGCGTGTCCCAATACATCAGGTCGATACCCTCGGGCTTGACGTGCTCGCATATCTTGCGCACCTCACCTAAAAACTGTCCGATCTCGTTGGGGCCAATGGAGCCTGACATGTCTACGCCCACCACGATCCGACCCACGCTTTCTCCGTACACGCTTGGCATGTACACCCCTTCCCCCACCCACCGTCTGCTTGGCCTGCGCCATGTTGAAATCTCCTTGTCGATACAGAAACTTGTTATGAATTCACGCAATGCTTCCCGCCAGTCAACCTTCGACTCAAGCAAATCACTCACCTCACGCGGCACGTTGCCGCTCATCTTCCCAGCCAGGATCGCGCCTTGACGCAGGGCTTGGTCGACATCACGCGCCAGGGCTTCCTTCTCCTCGGTGCTCATACCATCCGCACCTTCCCAGTCGTGCTCGTCCATGCCACCAGCATCACCAACCGGCACGTCGGTGCCCCCAGGGTTGCCCTTGGTCTTGACATGCACTGACCCGTTGTCCTCGGCTTGTTGCTTCAAGTCATTGAAGACCTTCTGCGAATCCCAGCCCCGATACTTCGGGTCAAGCAAGCCTTCGCTTGGCAGTCGCACATCCGCACCCTTGGGGTCCGAGTCCTCGATCATCTGATTAATCACGTAGTCACATGCCATGTTGGCAAGCGTTGGGTGCTCCTTGTAAAGATGTTTCCACGTGGTCAGATGCCGAAAGGCTTTGTGTAGGTTCTCGTGCAGGATCACCGCACGCAACTCGGCCTCCGGTAACTTAGCCATGAAGTCCCGCCCGTATCTGGTATTGCGCCCATCGGTACAGGCTGTCGGCACATCGTCATCCACGCTTGTCTGCCCCAGCATGAAGATGCCCGAGTACAGGCAATACTGCGGTTGCTTCATCAGCCACACATGCGCACGTTGTACGCGTTGCTCTACGCTTAGTTTGCTCATTTGTTAACTCCTGTTAATTTGTTTCACCGGCCAAGATTAACTTCGCTATGGCCACCAACTCTTCCGGCGTATCAAACTCGCAGACAACTTCTCTCTTCCACACGCTCCGTGGCTTTGATAGGTCATTTACGATTCTGATAAGCCGATACTTGTTAGGCTTACTCCTATTAAACGTTTGCACCGCAACTTGATACTCTTCACCGTACAGGGCATCGACGATCCAAGAGTGCTCCCCGAATAATTCCCTGACGGTGTCCGTACCACCTGCTCGCAGGTTCCACATATCAAAACATCCACTGATTAGCCAGCGCCCAGTCTTTGAAGTCTTTGTTGAACGCGCAGAAAGTCTGCTTGGTCGGAGACTTCATCACGCTCAAGGCGAAGAGGGCTTGCCACTCCTTGTCCATGCGTTGCACATACCGCATCCACTTGCTTAGTGAATCCTTGTCGACACGCGCCACCGCACTAAACACGAGGATGCACCGAGCCACCGTGTCATCTGGCAACTTAGCCCCAGTCGGGTCGTTGAGGATGGCATCCCACGTGGGCAACTTGTCCACCACCGTGAAGAACGCTTGCATATCCCGAGCCGCAGACTCACCAATCGTGCCCGTCAATAAACTTATTGTCAGAGCATCACCCAGACTGGCGCGTTGCTTGGCAATGTAAGACGCCTTCTCCAGCGAACGCGGTGTAACAACTGCACCCATACCCGCACGGGTCGGGTTAAATATGTACGGGTTATCTTTCTGGCTGGGGTCGGTGTAACTTGCCAGGGCATGCGAATACTGCTTCACCCACGCAATGATGGTCGGGTCGATGTCGTTACCCACCGCCCACTCGATCCACTCCTCAGCGTCAGGCTTGCGTACCGTGACAAACGCAACCCGATTCCTAGCATGGGCCTCAAGCATATCCCCGACTCCGTCGGTAAGCAGGTTAGTAGTACCGAACACAATGCTCCCGTCCGGCAGATAAGAGTCACCAATCCGATGCTCCAGCATCAGGGTCAACAGCACATTCTTCACAGACTTCATCGCCTTGCCGATCTCGTCGAGCATCACAATCACCGGCTTGTCACCGTGCATCTTGAACCGAGCGTTCGGCGCGAACTTCGTTATTTTGTTAACACCTGATAACTTATTGTCAACTTGTTCTGTGTACGGCAGCGCGAAATCGCCCAGGTCTAACAGCGTGCAGTCGATATAAGCCGTCTCATGACCAGGGTTCTGTGCCGCGATGAACTTAAGCATGGCCGACTTGCCGATGCCAGGCTCACCCTGCCCGATGATCGTGACATTCTTCCCCACCGTAGAGATCGCCTGCGCAAACTCCTTGAGGGAAACCGATTGACCGAAATTAATTACACTCATCTTCATGCTCCTTATTAATTAGAGGGAACTTCGTTTTTACTTCCTACTTCTACAACTATTACAAATTATAACACAGTATGGGCACCTTGTCAAGTATTTTAAAAACTTATTTGTACTCAACCTCGACGGTGTTATGTATGTCGGTGCCTTTGGCGATGATGCGGTACATCTTAGTGCGCAGATGCTTCGGGTCGTACTGCTTGTCGTATAACTTGTATGCCCAATTCCGATCGTCGGGCAACACAGACCGAGCAAGCCTTTTGTCGAGGGGTTCGCACACAGACGCCAGCATGCACATAGCCTTCAGGTATTGCTCATCACTCTCGGCGTTCCCGATGAAGTCGAGCATGTACCCGAGCACCTTCTCAGACCAGAACGAACTGGTTCTACGCGTTGCCCACATCGGTTGGTATCCACCGAACGAATACATACCGTTATTCATGTCGAGCGTACCCACCTCAGCCATCGTCGCGTCCATGATCCAACCATCAGACAACTTAAGGAATGAATCAACGAACTTGAGGAACGGCATGAACGGAGCACGCGCCTCCTTGGCCTTGTCTTTATCGACGACTTGCTTGTTGAGCACGATGGGGGTTTCCGGCTCCCATTTGTTATCACCTGTTAACACAAAGGTGGTTTCGCCTTCCCTGCGCAACGGATAACTTTTGGGGTCGCTCCCGCCCACCGTCACCCACAACTCGTTCTG